GTCTGAAAGTGACTGGAAACGATACTATGGAAGCTCTGACGAACTTAATTCAGATAGAAAATTACTTGGAAACAGTGCGTTCAAACGAGAGATCTTATCCCTCCATACCAGACTCGGAGATGTAAACTACGAGGAAACAAAACAATTATTTCTTAATAATGTATTAAGTGAATCTCTTGACAATGGAGAGCCTGCATACTACAATAGCAACATTCTAGGACGCTATATGCGTAAAGATTATGGAAACTTTGGAGGAAACTCTAAAAAATAATTATCAATGGGCACTTCATCGTATGGATGTATTGTGTACATTAGGTACTCTTGAAGATATTGAAGAAGCAGATTCAATCAGACAGGAATTTAGAGAATGGTTGAATCCTAATACTGATGATCATGATATTCTTTCTCTTGAATATATTGGAGAAGGAAGTGACTTTGATAAATAAAAATTACTTAGAAAAAAAATTATGAAATTTAAGTTTAACGATATTGCTAATGCAATCAGTGTTATATCAGGAGTATCACTTGCTGGTATCATTGGAGTAGGATCTTATGTTTATCTAAACAAAGATGCTATCATAGAAGACATCAAAGAAGCAGCAATTGAGTCTGTAGTTGGTGGCATGGGTGGTGGTGCTTTAGGTGGTGCTGATTCTTTACCTATTGGTACACCTGACCTTGCACCTCCTAGTGATCAAGCATCTGTTAAACCTTCTTCACCTGTTGGTCAAAGTATGGGTCTTCCTGTTCCTAGTTCTGCTTTTTAATTAATAATGGCAATTTATGATGATGTAAAGATCACTATCAACCTTAATGAGTTGGTAGAGATCAGAGCAAAACTTTTGAGTCAATATGAAGATTACTCAAACGCAGTAGCAACTGGTGAGTATCTTGATGCAAATGATATTGATAGGATTGCAACTCAGTTAAGAGAAACACTTACTTGGGATACACTCTATCATATGATAGATGGTGCTATATTAGATTACATGGGTTTGAGATCTGCTGTTATAGAACATAAAACTCATTATGGTGAGAGAACTATAGAATCCATTGACGTAACAATGGAGAAGGAGAAGAAAGAAAGAGAGAAGGAGTTTAAGAAAAACTTTGATTTAGTTAAATTAGAATCATCTTCTTGGACTATTGAAGTTCCTATGCGTAAAAAGTAAGATACTATATAACTATATACAATAGTTGTCTTACTAGTATGCCAGAAAAAATAAAAAAAGAAGAAGTAATAGAAGAACCCAAAGAAGAAAAGAAGGGGTTGCTTCAGAAAGCAAAAGATGCTATACTACCTGATGCTGATGAACAAGCAGCCATAATCAGTACATTCGTCAGAATTACTGTCCTTGCCTGGTCAGGTGGAATATTGACATTAAATTATGTTGCTATTCCAGGTGTACCACAACAGAAAATTGATCCAACTTTCATAGCTTCGGTTTTTACAGGAGTTTTAGCTAGCTTTGGAATTCAGACCGCATCTAAGAAAGGTGACGGTACTATGAAGATGGACAAGAATGGTAACGCTATTAATGGTAATGGTGGTGGTGGCGGTGGCATCAGCAAGAAAGACCTTGAGTTGTTAATCGAAAAAGCTTCCCAGACAGGTCCTACTCAAACAATTAAGATTGAGCAAGCACCTATTAAGATTAGTACTGTTGATGACAAACCAACAGATACATTCAAGATGTAAAATCCGTGTTTTTTTATGATGGACAAACAAACAAATTGGACTAAGTTATCTGCCCTTGGATTGGGTGGATTACTTGGTCTTTCGCATATAAGTATGATTGTAATGCTTGCTACTAGAGAAACTAGTAAGTATCCTAAGATTACTATCCCTCCTGTGAATGAATACTCTTCAGTTAGAGTAATGGCAGGAGAAGATGGATACAGTCTTGAGTATCGTGGGAATGATCCTAAGAGTATGTTTACTACTAAAACTGTAAACAAAGGTGGGTTCCTTAAGAAAGGTGATACAACTACTATCACAAAAGAATATACTATGGATGGTGCAGTGCATCATGGTGGTCCAGTATCTAATAATAGAACTTGGATTGATCCTGCAGGTGTAGGTAGTTTTAGTGAAAAAAAGACTAGTGCCAAAACCGAGGAATGTATTGAAGCTAGAGGTGGTGGAAAATCAACAGGAAGACTTGTCGGTGGTAGCGTTGGTGCTGCTGCTGGTTCTGGTCTCTCCTCTATTCCTTTCGTTGGCTGGGTTTTGGCTGGTGCTGCTACGATGATTGGTATGAATGAAGGTGCTGATCTAGGTGGTGATGTAGCAGAAAGTTTCAGTGATGCTTGTATTGAGGAAATCTAAAGCAGACATTAAATTAATAACTAATTAGGAAAATGACCAACCACTATCCCAAACCACGTTGGGATTTAGAGAATGATGTCCTACGATTAGAACAAATGATTATTGTTTACGAGAAAGAAATCGAACAATTAAAAATAGAAAAGAAAGAGTTGAAAGAGGAAATTACTTTCCTTAGAACTCAACTTGATTATTTGTCTTTGGGTAATCCAATTGAGGAAAAAAAATGAGTGGAGATCCATCATTAAAAGAAACAGTTATTTTTTATAGTGAAGAATTGACTGAGACGAAGATAGCTTTACTATCTCTTAAGGGGATTAAATTAAATTTTGTAGAAGAGGAAGAGGATTATGTGGAATCTTAATCTTAAAGAAGCCTTCACCAAAGTTAAGGATTGGGATAAGGCAATGGCAAAGAAAATACAAGACAAGTTTAAACTAACTGATTATCAGATGTTAGTATTGGCATTTGGTAAAGGATTTATCATAGGTGCAATCCTATTATGATAATTGCAATACTGTATATAATAATAAGTGTTGCTATGCTAGGTGCAGCGTTTGCACTAATCTTTAAGAACTTAAGTGATATTGATAAAATAGAGAAAGGGGTGTATAATGTTGAAGAGAAAACAACATTTGTTACTAAAACTATTCATCCAGAGATGGAAGAAGTAGAAGTTGGTGACGAACTATTAGTTGTTAGGTTTGATGAACCTGAAAAGGAAGAAGATCCTAGATTCAAATTAGATTCACCAGAACTTCATAATCTTGGAGATGGATTAAATGAATCATTAAAGAAACGAATTGAAGAACTAGAAAAAGATGGAACTGAATGAAGAAAATGTAGTTAAAGTTCTCGAAGAATTATTACCATATATTGAAGCAGATGGAGGATCTCTTCAGTTTGTAGAAATAGAAGAAGAAACTGGTATAGTAAAAGTTAGATTAGGTGGTGCGTGTGAGACATGTGCTATGAGTGTTATGACCTTGAAACAAGGTATAGAAAAGAAACTAATGAGTGAGATACCTGATTGTGTTGGAGTTGTTCAAGTTTTATAGTGACTCTTTTTAATTATATTAATACTAAGGATAGTCCTTGTGAAGGATTTACTATATCTTTAGTAACGAAAAGATTTCCTATATTTTCTTATGTACCTCCAACTAAAGATGAAATAAATCATATTTTATTACCTCTTATAGAACAATATAGAAAAGAGAATCCAGAAACAATAACAACTAATGTTGTTACTAATTGGCGTTCTGGGTGGAAGGTGCAGGAGGATTCTAGGTTTTCTTTCTTTGTAGAATGGATTTCACAGCAGATATCTTTTTTATCTGCTAATTATTTAAGAAGAAATTACTTGTTTAAGTGTAGTGATATGTGGTTAATGCAGTATGAAGATGGTGATTATGCACAAGCACATGATCATTTTCCTTCTGCATTTTCTTGTGTATATTATGCTGATGTTGAAGAAGGATGTTCTCCTATTTTATTTGAAGATAAACAAGAGATTGTTCCAGAAACTGGTATGATTGTTGTATTTCCCTCAGTATTAATGCATGAAGTTGTACCTACTAGAAAGAAAAGAACTGTAGTGTCGATGAATTTTGATGTTTCTGGAAGATTTGAAAAGGATGATGATTGGAATGATAGGCATAGTAAATATGAGTCTATTATGTTAC